CCGCTGCGCCGCCTGCCACATTTCAGACTGGGACGTGTAGCCCCTACAGGAAAAATATGGTGTGTCAAGCGGATAGCAGGCTTGCCCCACGATGTCCACCAGGGCATCCTTTTCCACCCACACTTCAACATAGTTTGGCTGGCCCTGCCACTTGTCCAGCAGGTAGGAATAGCGTGCGCTGCGGATCACGTCTGCGGGCCGGTTCCAGTGCCCATTCTTGCGCAGGTTCCGGGTTCTGTCCGTGATGCTGTTCCAGTCAATCAGCCCGGCCAGCCGTCCGTTGTTGATCAGATCCCCGGTATTCTTGTAGCTGCGTTCATTGTTCGGGATATACCCACGGGCCACCAGCTGATAGTAGACCTGCCGCAGCGTCAATTCATAACCCATTCGGCTGTATTCGTCCACCACGCTGTTGATCAGTTCAATCAGGTGCAGGCTGGATTCCCGAAAGTTAAATTCCCTATACTGGATTTTAGGCATCCTTTTCCACCTGCCTTTCCAGCTTCCGGGCGATCTCTTTCTTCACCTGGCTGTTAGATCCATAAACCTTTTCCGCCAGGGCAGCGGTAAACGCTTCATATTCACTAAAGTCTTTACCTTCCGGGCACCGCACAACGGTCTTTGTGTTATCAGCCCAGAAAACAATGGTACACGGCCCAGACACCAGGATCCGCTTCACCTGCGGAACTCTGCGGATGTTCATGCCGTCCATAACACCTTGCAGAATAGCGTCTGTAAGTGCATTGGACACCTGCGTGTTAAAAGGATATTGTCTTTTCATATCCGCTTCCCTCTCTTTCTTAATTTCCGGCCACTGGTATGCCGGTGAACTCACTGAATTTTGCTGCGCTGATGAAATATGACCACTGGGCGGAAGTCTTGACCGCATACCCAAAGGGCAGGGTTCCGTTTTGCAATCCCAGGCGCACAAAACTTTCATGCTTGTGCATAAGCTGGGCCGCCTGCTTGCAGGTCAGCGTGGTCACGCCCTGCGGCGCTTCCGGTTCCTTCCCCTGTGTCAGATCCGCCACGCTGCAACATAGCGCATCCGCCAGCGCCTGAACCCTTTGCTGGGAAGGGGTATTCTTGCCGGACAGGTACTGACTGATGGACGATTTTGCCATACCCGTGTTGTGGGCCAGGGCCGTCACAGTCACACCCTTTTCCTGCATGATGGCTTTCAGATTTTCAGCTAACATTCCATTTCACATCCTTTCATTGTGGTAAAATTGTTAAGGTTCCTTAACTTCTGGTGTAAAAAAATAAACAGGAAGCTGATCCAGCGGGATTCCCAGCAGTTCACAGGCTTTATTCATCTGGGCCTGCGTAAACTGCACCACGTTATTCAGTTTTGCAGACAGGGCTGTGGGTGAAATCCCAAGCGCCTTTGCAAACTTCCCTTCTGTCCCAAAAACTTCCTTGATCTTGCCACGCAAGCGGCTGTAGTCCATTTTCACTTTTTCATCCCCTTTCTAAAAGTTCATTTTTGTTGTACTGCTTTCTGATCCGCAGCCGGTTCCCAGTCTGTTCAATAATGCTGTAGTGTACACCAGCACGGTCAAGATCCTTCCTGTAGGCCGCCACTTCCGCAGGGCTGTCAAAGATCAGGATCTGTTCAATCCAGGCATACATGATCCGCTTCACTTGCTTTCACCCCCCTTGTCATAGATATGCTGAATCTGGAACCACCACACCATCTTTCTTTACCACAAAAGACTGGTGGTATTCTAATTCATGGATGCAGGAAGTCACTACTTCAAAGGCAGTCCGCAGTTCAAGAAACCGCATAATAAAACCAATGACTTCTGTGTAAAGAAACATCTGCTGTCTTTTGGTCAATCGTTCCAGGGCACGGATCCGCTTTTCCTTTTCCCTGGTATAGTCACCATCATAGTTGTTTTCATTTTCCAGCAGGGTGCCCATGTCCGTATCTGACAGCATACAGGCCGCAGTATTGAACCAGCATATTGCCGTCATCGTGCATGAATCTTCGTCACAAAATTCAATTTCCTTTTCCGGCATCTGCAACCACAGCTTTCTTTTCAGATCTTCAATTTCATTGTACATATCTGCGGCAACAATCCCCAGTTCATTGATCTGATCACTGTAAAAGTCCCAGTATAGGCTTTCTTTTTCGTTGCCGTCCATGTAGTAGTCAGTCATTTTTTCCAGTTCTTCCATGATTGACCACAGATCCAGTTTCTGAAACAGTGCCAAAAAATCACCTTCTTTCTGTAGTCTGGACAGCGGCCCTTTTATAAAATTGTCTATTGTCAGCACCTTGTAAAACTTTGGGAAGGTCTTGCCCTATCCGGTTTCACAATAAAGCCGGAAAACCTGCTGCACGTCACTGGGACTTTTTCAAGCGTTGTTTTCCCGGAACCGCTGAACAGTTTCACCTTAAAACTGAACAAAACCTGTTGACCGTCACACAATAGACAAGTTTATAAAAAGGCTGCTGCCCTCACTCTGCATTTTCACGGGCTTGTGACCGTCCATCGGCTGCATTAAGGTGTGGGGTTTTGCACCATGCGCTAGCAGGAATCGAACCCGCTAGCTTGTGGACTTGAACCACGCTGCACCCCACGGGACGCACCAGCGCCCACTATAATTTGCAATACCCCAGTTTTTCCAGATCCGCCAGTTTTTCAGCTTTCTTTTCCGGTGTAATAGCGTATTTGAAAAAACTTTCTATGTTGGTTGATGGCCGGAAAGCGTTCTTTCCGGTTTTCAATAAAACCTGTGCTTTACACACTTTGATCGCTTCCCTGGCACTTGCAGCTTCAACTTCTATTTTGTGTAGCCATTCTGCACGGTTCGCCTTGATAACATACCAAACTGAATATTTTTTCATGTTTCCACCCCCCCTATTCAAGATTCACAATCAGCTGGCCGTTCACCAGGGCCATGTCCTTGATCGACTTTGCCAGCAGGCGGCCCCGTTCGTCCGTTTCATCTTCGTCACATTCCAGGAAGTATTCAGCACTGTGCTTTGTGGTGAAGGTCATCCCGTACACCCGGATCTTGACGGTGATCTGTGAATCACCTTCCATTTTTGCCAGAAACTGCTGGAAGGTCATGGGCCTGGGTGCTTCCTTTTCTTCGATCCAGATATTTTCAGAACTGCCGTTTGCATAGTTCAGTTCCAGCCTGTCACCCAGGTCACAGATCCATGCGTACACGTCCGGGCAGGTAGACATATAAATTTTATAACCGGCCCTTTCACTGCGCTGGCTGTCCAGTGCATAGTCAACGGGGAAAAGTCTGCTTGCCATGTTCCAGGCTTCTTTTACTGTAGTAACCTTCATAATGTCCTTCCTTTCTATGAAATCATCCTTTGGTTAGTGGTTTTTGCACCGCTGCAACGGTGTTTTGTTTAGGTTCCTTAACTGAACCTACTGCAAGTATAGCACCCTTAACTTTTCCCGTCAATACCTTTTTTAAGTTTCCTTATATTTTTTTCAAGATAAATTGCAAAATAGTTAAGTTTGCTTTATAATAGAAAATATATAAATTCAGGAAGAAGGTAAGAGAAAATGAACGAAAATCTGTTCGGGAAGCGTTTGCAGAAACTAATGGACGAACACGATCTGAAAGCTGCTGACGTGGCGCAGCTATCGAAAAAATATGACGATACAGGCAAAGGGCTTTCAAAGGCCAACTTGTCACAATGGTTAAATGGGGTATATGTGCCAAAGTCAAAAGGAATATACCTGCTTTCCAAGATATTCAATGTGAATCCGAACTATTTAATGGGGAACACAGACGATCCCAGTTATGACCATGAAGAACTAACCCAGCAGGTGATCACCTGCGATCTGATCAATAAATGTTTTGGAAAGCAAGCCTATGAATTGGTGAAGATGTATCTGTCACTGAACGCAGCGGGGAAAGATGCGGCCTTTGAACGTGTCCAGGAACTGACACAGCTAGAAAAGTACACGGACAGGGACAAGAAAAAAGATGCCGTATAAAGTCCATTCACGGAAATGTGATCCGGCTGGACTTCAATGTGTAGTTACAGTTGGTTACAGTTAAAAAGTGCTTATTTTACAAGCGGTTACAGTTGGTTACACTTTACTTTTCATATTGCAGAAATTTCAAAAGAAAAAAAATACTGTTTATCTGATTTTTATTAAAAATAATACAGTATATGAATTAAGTGTAACCTGTAACCAGGAAGGAAGGGAAAAACTATGTCATTTCAATTCAGGAAATCAAAGAAGATCGCCCCAGGAACCTGGCTGAATGTAGGGAAGAAAAGCGCAGGTATAAGCACCGGCGTGAAGGGTGCCAGTGTCAGTATCAATTCCAAAGGCCGGGCCACATTCAGCGCCAGCATACCAGGCACCGGGATCCGCTACAGAAAAAGTGTCAAGATCGGCAGCGGTATCATCGGAACAGCTTGCAGTGTCATGGTGGATTTTCTATATATTTGCCTGCTGCTGACCTGGTGGATCATAAAGCTGACCTTCTGGCTGTTCTACATGGTGTTTTACTGGACTTATAGAGGAATTGCCTTTATTGTTCACAAGGTCATTGAACTGGTAAAGAACAGGGCTGAACAATAAAAAAAAGCGGACACCGGCAGTTGCAGCTGCCAGTGTCCTGTTACCACTAACCAAAGGATGAAATGGTTAGACCGTAGCAAGTCAATTATACCATTTCATCCTGCATTTCACAAGCAGGAAGGAATGAATTTTCTATGTCAAAAAGGAATCCAAACGGTTATGGGTGTGTAACCAGGCTAAAAGGAAAGCGATCAAGGCCGTGGATCGTGAAGGTCACTGTGTACGATCAGGACGGCCACGGGAAGCAGGTGCCCATCGGCTATGAAGAAACGGAAGAAAAGGGGAACATTCTGCTGGCAAAGTATAACAATAACCCCTGGAACATTGACCGGGAAAAGGTCACGCTGGCGATCCTATACAACCGCTGGCTGGAAGTAAAAGCCCCCAAGCTGGGGAAGTCCAACCTGGATTCACTGAAAAGCGCATACCGGCACTGTTCAAAATACTATGGTATGAAGTACCGCAGCATCAAGGCGTTTCATATGCAGGACTGCGTGGACAACTGCGGCTGTGCCTATTCCACACAATGGGCCATCAAGAATCTGTGGGGACACCTTGACCGGTTCGCCTTTGAACTGGACATAGTAGACAAGATGTATTCCCAGATAGTCACGGCGGCACCGATACCGGAAACAAGCAGGGAACCGTTCACCCAGAAGGATGTGGATGCCCTGTGGAAAATAGCGGATCAGGACTGGGTGGACAGCGTGCTGATCTTCCTGTACACCGGTTTCCGCATAACGGAACTGCTGAACATGAAGGTGGAACAGGTGAACACTGCTGAACGGTACTTCCAGGGCGGGATCAAAACAAAAAGCGGCAAAGATCGCATTGTACCGATCCACCCCCGGATCTGGCCCCTGGTGGAAAAGCGCATCCACCAGGGCGG